ACCAACAAAGGCATACGTAAGCGGGCTAGGAGCATCTACAGGTGAGACGTCCTTAATATTTAAAGGAATAATTTCTTTGCGATATTTAACCAAAACCACATCACCTTCACGGCAATCGACAATTCCTTCTCTTGAAGAAAAACGAGCAGATTTAGAAGATTGGGTTACTCTGCAAAATGAAACCTCATCACCAGCTTTGATTTTTGAACGGTCAACAGGAATCATCTTCTTGCAAGTAGGGCAGTTATAATCTTTCATTAGGCTGCCTCCAACCATTTATTACGGTCGATATAGCCAACCAATAAAATATTTATGTTTTTATGGTCGTCATGATTGGTGAAATCATTCCAAGGTTTGCCGCTTAAGTCTGTCACTGACTCAATAGCAAGGTTAGTAATTTCAGCCGCTGTAAAGTCAGATCCAGCTACACCATAACTATCTGCTACGCCGTCAAAATCGAAGCTCACGTTTAGTTTGAAGCCGTCTATGCGGATAACAGCTACACCAGTTTTTTCACCAGTTTGCTTAATACCTAAAAGTTCATATTCAGAAGCAATTACTTGTTTGCTTTCATATGAGTAATTAGAAGGGACTCTAGAATTAGCAGTTCGATATTCACAAGAACTCAAGGCTACAAGTACAGCAATTGCTGTAACTCCAGTTACCTTATGCTTGTTTGAAAAGGTTTTTACGTTCATAATTGATCTCGCAGTTTTGCAAAAGCACATCGGACCTGGGGAGGGGCGGTGTGCTTTTTTGTTGTCTACGAGACAAATACTACTTTAAGTAGAAATTAAGTCAATACATAGTAGGAATTATTTCCTACTTAAAGTTGTATATTATTAGTTTTAAATAATAAAAAACCCACAAAAAGTGGGTTTAAAGTAAAAAATTAATAATTGGTTTCAAAGAAAATAAGCTGAAATTCAATAAATATCTCGGTACAAGCCAACCACTTTTCCAACAAGGCGGCAATCTTCGGAAAGTTTAATAATTTTATCAGGCCAGTCTGGGTTCAATGGTTCCAAGAATTTACTTGTTCCTTCGCCCTCAATGATAAGCCTTTTAAAAGTCGCCTCTGAATCGCCAGCGCAAGCTACAATTACAAGATCATCTGTTTTAAGATCAAATGTTTGAATGTCTGGATTCACATATATTCTATCACCCGGTAGAAAGGTTGGAGCCATAGAATATCCTACTACTTTTAAAGCATATCCATTTTTCCCGCATCTTTTATTTGGCGGTAAATATTCTTCAATTTCCGTATCTTTCAAAACTGTCTCAATCGGTGTAAATGAACCAGCCGCAACCCAAGAGATTACTGGAACCCTGCGTCCTTCGAAACCAACTTTATCTGATAAATCAATATTATTGTCCAACTTAGTGCCATGGTCTAAGTAACTAATTTCCACTCCAAAAATATCAGCCAATGTTTGTAGCTTTTCAATTCTTGGTTTAGCAGAACCGAGTGTATATCTACGAGCCATCTCATAAGAAACACCAATAGCATTTTTTAACTCATTGATAGTTTTAATTGGAGAGTCTTTTGCCTTCATCAATGCGTTGAGTCGGTCCGCAAAGTCTTTGTATTTAGCGTCTTCCATCAAAATAGGCTTCTTTTCTACTGTGGGTAGAATTTTACTATCAATTTTTAGTTGCACCAATTCTATTTTTGGTAGTATATTTCTTTCTACTTTAAGTAGGTTTTTTGGTGTCATTTATGACTACTCCACATGAAGCATTTAATAACGCTGTGACTTTTGCAGGGAGCATCTCAGCTTTAGCTCGAAAAATAGGGGTTACACCTTGGGCTGCTAGCAAATGGAATCCTGAGAAAATTCCAGAAGATCGCTGTTTGAAAATTGAGGAAATTACTCAGGGTCAAGTTAAGGCAGAACAATTACGACCAGATATTAACTGGGAATATGTTCGCAAGAACCTTAAGAAGCAAAACCAATCCGTGAGCTAATTCTCACAAATTAGCAAACGTGCGTATACGTGAAATTTAAAGAGGGATTCACATATGAGTGAAATCAACTTAAGCCCAGAGGCTAAAACAGCAATTTACAAGATGATTCACCAGTCACAAGGAGTTACGCCGCAAGAAATTGCAAACGTACTTGGTGACTCTTACAAGAGCGTACTTAATTACGCAAACCCAAATATGGAAAGCCATTTACCAAGTATTAAGAAGCTTGAGGCAATGATTCAGTTTACACGCAACCCAGCTTTAGTTAAGGCATGGGCACACATGCTTGGTTATGTTCTAGTGCCAGCTAATCAAGTGGATGAGAAAGGCCATGAAGTCAGCATTGTTGAAACCTTGCTACATATAAATATTAACAATGGCCAAACCAATCAACAGGTCCACAAAGTTTTAGAGGATGGAGTTGTTACACCTGCGGAATTAGCAGATACAGAAGAAATCTTAGAAGAAATGGAAAACCACATTCGCCAACTTCGAGAGGCGCTTAAGTCGGAAGCTGCAACTTATATTTCTAAGGTAAAGAAAGAAAAAGCCTGATCTTGTCCATCAGGCTAGTTAATTCAATTACTTGCTAGAGGAATCGAATATGCAAAACAATTTAGCAAATCAATCGGCTAATTACAACTTACCAGAATTTCTATCTGGTGACGTTGTTGTACTTACTAAAGAGTGCCGTACTTTCAAATCAAATGATTTGTTTGAAGTTAAAAACAAAACTTTGACTAGTTTATGGACCATTAAATCAGAGAATCATTTGATTCTAGTTTCTTCAAAAGAAATCCGCACAGCAACAGTTGCTGAACTTAACGCCAAACGCCGACTAACAAGCGCTGAGCAAGCATTAGCGGAGGTGTCATGAGTGCCTTTGAACAACAACAAAAGCATATTCAATCCTGGCATGAACCAGCATTAAGAACTTTGTCTGGTTTGTTGAAAAAACGGAAGGAAAATTTAGCCCGCCAAAACCGTGACGAAAAAAATGCTGCTGTAACACGTGATGAATTCATGCAGGCTTTGGTTGACGAGCATGGAAAACATGGGATTTATCTTATTCATGCTGGCCCGATCATCTCAAGTTTATATCGGGCTAAACGGATCCGCTATTTGGGTAGCACATTCATTCAGTTGAATGAAGAGGGGGATAAATGAGTCTAGATGCAACAGTTTGGGCTTGGAAAACCCGTCAAAAACAAAAGGTGGGTGGAGCATTAAAACCACTCAAAAAATTAGTCCTTCTTTCACTAGCCGATCGAGCTGGTGAAACACATGAATGCTATCCAAGTATTGCTCGTTTAGTTGATGACACGGAAATGGACCGTAAGACCGTTTTAAAAATCATTGATGAGTTAATTGAAGACGGATTTATTATCGATACTGGTAAGCGCGAAGGTAAAACTAAGCAGGTAAAAGTCTATCTTTTGATCGGAGTTAAAGGTCGGGAAACAGTACCAACAAAGGTACACTTTGACACTGAAAATGATGATTTAAACAATACCAACAATGGAACAGTTCCAACAACGGAACAGTTCCAACAATTCCATGAAAGAGTCCCAACAATTCCGTTAAACAGTCCCAACGTTGGGACACGGAATCTTTCAAAGAATCTATCAGAAGAATCTAAAAATAAAAAAACATGGTTGAGTTTGAAAAAACTTGGTGAAGAAATTCTTTTGGCAACTGATCAGGAAACTTACGAGCAGATTAAAAATGCGAATTGGTTCGATCGAGAGTTACGAGCATTTGAACTCTACAACGCCGAGAAGAATCTTTGCGATGAACTCATGAATTACCACTTTGCAGATTGGTTAATCAACGCATGTGGAAAATACCAAGCACGTGAACAATCTAAAAAAACAAATTCTGGAACGCAGGTCCGAGTCCCGCAGGGAGAATCAAATACTCTTAGTTCAAAACAGATTTACTCATTTGCTCAAAAACTTTCTGTACATCCTGAGTTTGCAAGCAAATACGCTGAAGGTAACGAGAGCTATGAACAACTTGCTGCACGTGTCGCAGTGAAACTTGCAGATCCAGAGCAACAACAAAAATTGATGCCATACCTCATTCAGGTTGGATTTCAACAAAAAGGTAAAGGAGAGGCGGCTTGAATAAATTCGAGATTTTAGCGTGGGGTTTACTCATTTCATTTTTTACAGCAGCTATTAGCGGTGCGGTGGTTTGGTGGTGGTTGGCGCGTAAAGAGCTTGATGAGAAAGGAGCCAGCCATGAAAGCAACTAAATTGATTAGAGATAAAGGACTGCAATACGCGAAGGAAATCGTAGATTCAGCACCCGATAACGCAACTGAATGGAACGAGGGTTATGAGTTCCAATGTGGTCAAAGTGTAGAAATCAGCCCAGCAGATCGTGAGAAGTATTTTGTAGATTTGGTTGAGCTTAAACGTCTGGTGGAGTCTTTGAAAATCATCAACGATTTAGGTGGAGTTGAGAAGCTAACGCCTGCATTCATTACGACAGATAAGCATGTTGGTTACACGCATGTTCGCATGGTGGGAAATGGGAGATTGAGCTTTCTTGATGATTTTTGCGACTTCATTCCAGATGGTTCCATTTCAATTAAGCGTGTGATGACTGCTATCCGCGACCACGAATCAATATACGGAGGCGGTGAATCTCATGCCAACTAGATATAACACAGGCGAGTATAGCTACGATCTTGAATATCACTATGGAGATATGTCAGCAAGCATGGAGATGCTTAGAGCACGTTTAATTGAATTGTTGACTCCTCATCTGTCTGGCCGTTATGTGAAATGGAGAGAAGCATATTTCACATGGTTTACAAAGTGCGGCGGGGATTCGGGGTGGATGTTTTGTGTAGGTCCACACGAATTTCATATTGATGGGGCGTTAAGGCGCTATTACTCAGGTTCTATTGATATTACCTACAACCAGAAAGATCGATATTTCTTGGTGGGTGAGAAAAAGAAAGTCAAATGTAAGGCTTGTAAGGGGTTTGGCTTCATTCGAGATGATGGGTGGGGGCATATAGATAAATGTGAAATGTGTGATGCAGAAAAAGGAGCCAGCCATGAGTGAGTTTGAGGGTAAATCTGGAAAGTGGGCTTGGGAGATTCAAAAAGAACAACAAGCGAAAGTGGAGGAGCTGCAAAAGCGTTTAGATGGGGCATTAAAAGAGACTCAATATGCTTTGCAGTATGTTGAAGAAGACATGCGCGGCAATCATGAATTTCTACAAATGGCAATGATTCGAACCCTTAAAGCTATAGAGCAAGTGCTCAAAGGTGGTGCTTGATGTCATCAGTCAGCATTGCTGAATACCGCAAGTTATTTCC